CAACGACCAGCGGAAGCACTGCAACGATGTCTCGTATCGCATGCTATCTGCCCAGCGGATTGCTGGTGGCGCGCTTGAGCACGGACATCTCAGACCGCAGCGCCGCAGCCGTCGCGTCAAGGTCCTGCTTGACGCCGGCAAGCCTTGCCTCAATTTCGCGCTGCTGGCTTGTGAGTGCGACCTTGAGCTCACGCTGTTGACTGTCCAGCGCAGACTTGACCTCGCGCACCTGGCTTTCTGCCAACGACTTTGTCTCACGCCCCATCGCTGCGGCCTCGGTGGCTGTGCCCAACGCAACAGCCTTGGTTTCTCGAGCAAGCGCGATGGCATCGCTGGACCGCTCTGCGATGCGCACGACGGCCTCGGCGGTCGCGATCTGGCGCTCCTTGATCGCCTGCATCTCGATCTGCAGCGTCTTCATTGCCTCGCGGATTTCGGCGTCGTTGTACGGCTTGAATTTGTCAACCGCTTCGATCGTCTCAATCATCCGCGAATAAAACTTCATTCCGCCGTAGGCCGTCCCACCTATTACGGGCAGGCCCGTTAGGATCAAGCCAAGAATCATCTGACTGGAGAAGTTGACCGAGTAATTCTTGTTCTCGTCGCCAGGCATCAGGAAGCTCCTGAGACAGAGGGATAGGATTGGTCAATGATACCTGTGGTCGAATGACTTGCGGTGACACTGATCTTTGAGGCAACGCAGGCGCAGCTGGTGCAGTGGTCGAAGCCGGTGGCGCAGCACTGACCGTGCTCGAGTGCGGCAAGGTTGGCTGGTGCGCCGGCAGATCCGGAAGGGTGAGATGCTTGGGCAACTCCGGTAGTTTGAGCACTGCTGGAATCCGCTCTCTGGGCAACTCCACGGCTGGGATCTGACGCACGCATGTTGACGCTACTTTTTGCCAGCTTTGCCAGGTTGCTGACCCGAACGGGTCGGTGCAGACGCTTTGGCGCGTGTGCGTTTCGGTGCCGGTGTATCCAGCGGGGCAGGCTTTCGTCGCCGTCTCGACGCTGCTTCGGCAGGATGGCTGCTTGGGTGCAGGTTGGCAGGTGCTGTCTTTAAAGTACCAGCCGGTATCGAAGGGGACTCCGTTAATGCATCCTGCTTCGCGGTATCGCCACTGGCCACCGATTCCGCTCGGGCACGGCTCAGGGCTGATCCACGATCGAGTGCAAGTCGCTCCTGAATTCTGGCCAGCAGGGCAAGCGCACGCGAGAACATCACTGTGCCACCACAGGCACGCGGCCATAAAGCTTGCGATAACGGTCAGGATGAAGTTCGATCCACGCCTGTCTGGCTGCATCGCCGATACTCCCTCCAATTGGACAAGGTGAGCCCGCCATTTCCATTGCCTCCCATACGCGAATGTCTTGGCACAGGATGGCGACAGCCGACACCTTGAGCCCAACGTCATTGAGAACCTTGGCCAGCTTGATGCGCTGGCAGTTTTCGTCATGTATCACAGTGCCGCCCGAAAACCCGATCACAGTGCTGGACACTGCCCCGGACACCGGCACTGCGCACACGTCCTGGCTCATCATCGAGATCGATGGGCTCATTGCCGCTGCAGGCGGCTGGCCGCGGTAATTGACGGTCGTGTCCTGTCCAGCTGCTAGTGCAGGTAGTAATACGACAGAGAATGCAAGCGCTCGCATCTCAACCTCGAGGCCAAGCGTGAATGATGTAGTTGCCGAGGTGAAACAGGATAATGCCGCCGGTGCCGACAACGACAGCGATCAGCGCCCGCTCCTTCCTCTGTTTGGCCAACCGCTCACGCTCACGCTGGGCGGCAAGTTCTGCAGCTTTGCGCCGCTGAACGATCGCGTTGTGCTCGCGCTGGATATCCTCCCAGACATCAGCTTGGCCGCTCCATACTAGAAACTCGCGGAGCTCCTGCGTCATCTCACGAACTTTCTTGGCTGCAATGACGGTCTCGAGCGCCTCGCTCATTGCAGACTGCTGGCCGCCGCCGGCATCCTTCGCCTTGGAACGCTCGTCGGTCGAGGCCTTTTGCAGCTTATCCTGCGCATCGAACAGCTTCATAAAATCGCCGAGACAATCCTGTGCTGACCTTCCGACTTGGATGGCCTGCTTTATACCTGCAACAGCGGCCTGCGCGGTTGCCAAGATTGCGGCGACTTCGATCATTTGACCCGCAGAACAAGCGACAACAACAGAATGATGATCGCGCCTGCAGAACCGATTAGGATGGTCTCAAGCCGCTTCAACCGCGCATTGATACCCTCATAACGCACTGCGCAGACTTCTTCGTGCGTCATCAACTTTGCCTCAAGATCGTGTTGTTCCATGATTATTCGTACAGAATGTTGATAGAACCACTTTGGAAGGTATCTGTGCCATTGACCATCGTAATTCGGACACGATCAAGTACGGCAGTTAAAGATCTGCGACCTGCGCCAATTGCATTGGTAGGTTGGCTGTCAGATAAATTTGATGAGTAAACCCAATTATTACCATCAATATTTGTCAATACAACTTGACCACTAGTAAATGCACTCGATGAAACAGCTTCTTGAATCAAGAAACCAGCAGATGATGTACTGCTACCAGGTGAACCGCTAAATTGATTGCACGACGACGTATACCCAGAGGTTACAAATCCGGAAGACGTACCAAGCTGGACAAGCATGTTGCTTGTCCCGCTCGTTGATATGTTGTACAACATTATTGTGATACGTCTTGTACCGTTTGGTATTCCAGTGAAATCGCATACTGCTGTCGTAGGCGATTGAGATGTTCCACGAATAAGAGGTTGGAAAGATAGCCAGTCTGTATTGCTTGGATTGCGAATCTTTAGAATGCCAAGCGTGGTGTCATACCAAATCTGATTGGCATACGTCGTGGTTGGCTCGGTTGCGCCAGAGTTCGCGGTCGCAATTGCAGCGAGCGCGTTGTTGAGATCGGCGCGGAAGTTGGCACCGGTGTCGTTTGACAGGATGTAGTCGTGTTGGGCCATTTATAGTTCCGCGCTGTGTGTTGCTTCAGAATTATTAAGCAAAGCTGAAACGCTTCCAATTGCTAACGAAGCCGCTAAGATTAGATAGCCCGAAGTGGTAATGCTATTCGCAACCAGACCAGTCGTGTTCAAAAGATTTTGAGCGCCGAAAGTGACGGTCGGCAAGCCCCTCATTGTGACTGGATAACGCAAAGGACAAGAAACACCGCTACCTGCCGTCCCGCTATACCCCTGAACGCCAAAATGGTTAATGGCAACCCCTGTTGTCCAGTAGTATCGCTGACACATGGCCAGCTCATCATTAAACATCCGATGCTCAAACGGTGTCGCCACGCCCCCAAGCTCAAACTGCACATCTCGGATCGTCAACGTCTGAGACGCCAACAGCGCGCCAGTTGTAAACACGATTTCAAGACCGGTCTGAGCAGAAGCCCCGGTGTTAATCTGCGCTGAGTACGTTGCCTCAGTTGAAGTAATTGAAAACGTGCCAGTGGCGATCTGCGTGCGCGTTGGTGATGCGAGCGTGCCAAAGGCGTCCGCTGTATTGGCGCGATAGACGGTCCATGTAATGGATGTCAATGCGCTGGATGAGATTTTCGCTGACAAGGTGCAAATTTCACCTGCCATGTCATAGCAATTGACCTGCTCAATGCGCTGTCCAAACCCGACGCCTGTGTTGCCGGCCGCGCCTGTAAACCGATAATAAGTTGGAGCGATTGATGCTGGTTGATACTGAGCTCCAGTGACATTAGCGCCTGTGCAGTACGCATACCATCTATCAACCGTATATGCCAAAGCCGCGCCTGCCGTTATTGTTTGACTGGCAAATGCGTTACGCTGACTGATTCGCATCGCACCATTGATGATGCGATTTCTGTGCCCAGCAAGGTGGCCACCGGCAATTGCTTCGGCCTGCGCAACCCATCCAGTGTTGGCTGAGTTACGCTGTTTCATTGCGTCGTTTGTGGTGTCATACCAGACTTGCCCAGCAACAGTCGCCGCAGGAGCGGATGTTCCAGAGTTCTGCGATTGAATAGCGCCGGCAAGCGCGTTGAGGTCTGCCCTTACGCTGGACCCGCTGCCGTTCGCCACGTCATAGTCGTGCTGGCTCATGTATACCTCTAGGTCGTCTTGTAGCCGTAGCCCTTGGCAATCCAGTCCATTGTTCTGGCCACATTGGTTCCGGCTGAATTCTTGAAGGTGACAGTGAATCCGGTGGCGGATTGTGCTGACATCACGATGTAGTCCCCGGTGGCCATGTTGTACGGCGTCACCGCAATCGCTGGCGTCGAGTAGAACTGATTGGCGAACGTCACCGACAGGCCAGAGGTTGTGACGGCAATATTGTTGGCGCTTTCGATGCGATCTGGAACATCGATTGTAACGCCAAGGTCTGACACCTCGACTTGCGTGTACGGGTCAGTTCCACGATCGACCAACAGCCTGAACTTGAACGCTCGAGCTGTGTAATCACCAAGATAGAACGTGCGCCAGGCAGACCATATTGGGGTGCCAGCTGGATCATCGTTGGTCGTTGCGATTTGGAATGAGATGGCGGCATCGCCCAGCTCTTGCTCGCCGTCAAAGTTGAGCACCGCATCCCAGTCAGTCCAGCTATCGACATAGTTGACCGGTATGTCACCAAGATCAAGGTCGCCAATGCTGTCTATGGTTGGCCAATTGTCGACAAGGTTGGCTAAATTTACCGCTGCAGCTGCAAAATTGACAGACACGCGGCTGGTGTAGATAGCGCTTACATCGATGTATGACGAAAACTCGTACTCTCCAGATTGAACCACTGGATCTGGATACACTTCGCCTTCTTCATAAGTTCCTGCAGTGAAGTCAAGATCGAGCGAAGGGGTTGGCACCAAGTCTAATTTAAGCTTGTTCGATTCCACGAACATGTTGGTTTTGGTGCCGGTGAAGCCAGGATCCTGGTCGCTGATCACCACCGCGTTGTACTGGATGATCGACAGGGTCTGACTCAATATGGTTGCAGTGCCCAACGAGTATTGACCGGTGCTGTCGACAGCTTTGGCAAGATAGGTCCCTGCGGCGATGGGCACCGTGCCGCTTGTGGCCGATCCAGCAAACTCTGCGACTGGTATCGACGTGTTCCACGTTGCGCTGGTGGTGAGATCAGAGTACCGAATGGCGATCTGGCCGCCAATGCGGACATCTAGGTCCGGATGCTGGTCCCATTGCAAGAGACCGTTTGCGCCCTGAGCCACCAGCTGGAGCCCCGTGACATTTGCCGGGTTGGCGGTCTTGCCCAGCACGGAGGCGGTGAACGTGTAGGCTGCTGACTTCTTGCCTGTGATGTTTAGCGCGTACACCGTGATGATGTAGGTGCCAACCTCGCAATCAAGCAGCTCAAGCGAAGCCGATTGCGTGGTGTATTGCACCAGGTTCTGCTGGTCAATGCGAACCTCAACCAAGTAACTTGTCGCGCGGCTCGGCGGCGTCCAAGTGATGGTTGCGCCAACCTTCACGTCTGTCGTTGTCGTATACAGATACTCGGTGACTGCGCCATTGGTGACGGGGTCGGTTGCGTCGTCAAGGATTGAGATGTCTCGAGGCGTGATGACCAATCCGTCCTCGACTGCATCGTATTTGTCGGGATCATGCTTTAACGCCGTGATCTCGATAATTCCGCCATCTTGCTCGCTGACCGTCACGACACGGAACGTCTGCGCTTCAAGCGACGTGCCAGTAATGACCCATTGAGCGCCAACCTGCGGAGCGGAAGATAGACCGGATGCAAGCGTGACTGATTGCCCAGCAACGCTGGACACAGTCTTTGACTCAACCGTACCATTGGCAAGCACGACGTACATCGTCCAAGTACCTGCGGCCAAAGTGACTGCTGAGTCAACACCTATCACGGTAGTGGTGGCGTTAACGACGCGGCCACCCATGCGGGCACCTGCTCGAGCAGAGTCCGCAACCTTGATCACATCACCAGGCCGCGCAACGGCGCCCTCAATGCCAGTGCTGAACGTAACCGTCTCTGACTCAAGTTCCTCAGAAAACAAAAGCCAGCGACCAACTCGATTGGCCTGGCCGCGCGAGGTGCAGCCGAATGCGGTGACCTCGGTCTGGATCACTCCAAGGCGAGCGATTTGCGTCGCGTTCTCGACGTACTCAATCTTCTGACGATACTGGTCGTCCGGATCATTCCAAGTGACCAGCGCCACGGTGTGCTTGGCCTTTGCGCTCGCCCCTGAATAGATGAACTGGCCATTGACGACGTTGGCCTGCGTGTACAAAGCCACGGCGTCCTTAGGCGCATCCTGCGAGACGGTCAGCGAACCGGATGACCAATAAACCATCCCGCGAAACACGCTCGCCAGATCGTTGATGACCTTAAACGCTTCTTGCCGCGACTGCAAGTAAAGATTGCAGGTGAAGCGAGGTTCTGTACCGCCAAACCCGTCGTTGACCTGCTCGTCGCAATACTGGCTGACCGTGTACAACGCCCACTTATCAACCTGAGCCGCCGGCACATAGGTGCCCAGCCCGTATCGCTCGTTGGTCACCAGATCGTAGAACACCCAAGCCGGGTTGTCGGTCCACGCTGTCTTGAACGTACCGTCCCAGATGCCGCTATATGTCCGAGCAACTGGGTCGTAGTTGACCGGTACTTGGATCTTGAGCAACTTGAGATCAAACGCTCGAGACGGTATGCCTTGGAACGCAGCCGAATCAAATCGCATTGAGATCAGCGCGGAGTTGGGATACCGAAGCTTGGCCTCAATAATCTCTGTGTAGCTGTCCCAGTAGGTTTTGTTCTGTAGCGACAGATCAGTTGCATCAGCTGTAATGCGCCGCACCCGGACGTTCCAAGGAGCAGATCCGGTCAATGCAATGCGGTAGGCTCGCTGGTACTTTGAAGTCGCTTTGCCATCGATCGTGTCGTTGATTTGTGTGACGTAGCTGCCGCCACTGGCTTGCACGTCGATTGCGATCTGAACACTGGTTCCAGCCTGCTTACCGTCATTCTCGGCTTTGTACAGAGCGAGCACTGACAACACTACTCGAACCGCATCCACTTCAGAATTGGACACCGTCCTGACCAACGATGTTGCCGCAGTGACCTCGCTAGAAACCGCAATCGCTGATTCGACTGCTGCAGCAGACGGAATATAGGTCTGCGCTTGCGTACCGGTGCGCCCCTCGAACGTCACGTTCTGAAAGTTGCGGCTACCGTCAGCGTTCTCAAGAACAGTGCCATTGAGATAGATTGACTTGGCACCGTCGACCAGACCGACGATTTCGCCTTCGCTGACAAGGTCCAGCACTTGGGCGAATGCGCGTGATTGAAGGGTGGTAGCCATATCAATGCGTGCTATGTCTGAACAGCATTTGGATCGTAAGCATTCGGATCGTAAAACGCCGCCGGATCAGCAACTTTTTCTTCAATAACAGAGATGTCGTCTACCGTGATGCCGGCTGAGATCACCGCGCTGCCGACGATCATCCTGCCATAGCCGATCGGGACAGGGTTGCCCTGAGCAGTGACATTGACTGGGCCGTCGAAGATATAGCTTGATGGTGTGGCTTCCAATGGCTGTACACCTTGCGGTGTCGGTGCAAGCAGCTGCGCAACACCGCCGAGGGCGAGGGAGACGCCTACACCAAACGCGACTTGACCAGCCAAGCCAGAGAACACAAGCCCAGCTTCTCCAAGCGTCGCGCCACCAGTGTAAAAGGCCAACGCGATCAATGCACCGCCAATCAATATCTTCGTAAGCGGATTATCTCCACCAGCCCCCATGATCACTGGCGCAATGATCACTCGCCTGCTGGCAGGGTTGTGCAGCTCCGACGCAGTAATTGACTCATCTCCTGAGATCACACGATAGCCGACGTTGCGCTTTGCCGAGCTGGACATCCAAGATACGAAATCAGGGAAGTTAGCCGCAAGCGCTCGAATAGCTTCTGCAGGCGATCGCACGTCCATGCGATGCTGCCGACCGTAGCGCTTACCCAGCTCACCCAATAACAGGATCGTCAGCATATCTCAATGCGTGTGTAACGCGCCGCATCCATGTGTCGTCCAGCATCTCGCGGCCAGACAGACGATTTTGAACGTGGTGCAGGATGACATTATCGCCCAGATAGATCGCTGCGTGGTTGACAACTTTGCTGCCGACTCGCATCAACAAAGCATCACCAGGCTCAACCTCACTCAGTCTAATCTCCCGGAAGCCTTCGTCGCGGAAATGATCGCAATACAGGTCATCTCCGTGCTTCCACCATTCGACATCACGATCGTAGTCGTTGAGGTAGATTGATCCGTTGATCCGGTACCAGTCACGAACCAAGGTGTAGCAATCCGACTCGGCGTGAACCCATTGCCGCCCAATCAGGTCTGGCGTGTAACCCTGCGGCTCGCAGTATGCCCAGCTGCCGTTAGGCACCGACACAATGTGCCACGGTAACCCGCTAGCTTGACACGCTTGACGATCGATTGAGCTGGGCGTCGGCAGCATGTTGGGGT